AACTGATTTAATCACACAGGATCACATCGTTATCGATGAGTCTGACGTTTTTAAAAGTAAAGAAGAATGTCAAAAAGCGTGTCAAGAATCTAAACCAAAGTATATCGCTGCCTATGAGCGATTACACCGAGGCACCGATTAAAGATGTCTTAAGAGACTATTCTTTAGACTCACTCGAAGAGATCCAGGACCGAACGACAGTTATAATGGTCGATGATAATACAATTATTTATGGAGCCTTTTAGATGCTTAGCGTATCCTCTGCACCCATTGAAAACCGATTTAAACTTAAACCAGTGAGTGGCTGTTGGAAAATCCAAGAAATTATCGGGGTCAATATCGTTGAGGCTCAAGAGATACCAGTTACCACTATGTGGCCTGGTTTATTTCCTAAGCGTAGCGATGCCTTAAGACAGATTGAGAAAGTTTTAAAAGTACAGTTAACAGAAAAACAAACTAGGCGCATAGCCTATTAAATAACGAGGATAAAATGAGATTAGGTTTCGTGACAGTATCATCGAGAATAACAGAGATAGTTTCGAGTTAGAAAAAGCGGAAATGCTTGAATTGGTAAAAAAGAAAAATAGAGAGATCATTTACCTCAAAGATATAGTTCAAGCTAAAGACATGATAATTGATAAACTGGAAGGTAAGTTATGAACCAAACAACTAGACAGGAAATACTGCTATCACTTTTAAAAGTCGTTAAAGACCAGGACCCTGAAATTAAAAAGCAATTGGCAAACGACTTATATATGTCAGTGAGTGAATTAGACGATCTGCTTTACGAGCTAATCAGAGAGAGGTCTTTTTATGTCAAAACACGCACCCTTTAGTAAACGCTCAGTTAAGATACTCTATGGTAAACGTCGAGCTAAAGTTAACTGGTTTGGCGCTGATTTAAACTTTATAGGTGTAAGGTTTTTTCTGCCCCGTAATTTGCATAAAGTGTTACTCGCTTATAGAGCAACTAGAGGCATACCAATAGCAAGGCTTGTATCGATTGCGCTTTACCACGAGCTGAATAAAGACAATGCGTTTGATTTTGATATGACAGCTAAGACTGACTTTGAGCCTAGTAAATATACAGCACAAGGCGCTTTAATTTATAAATTCCTAACCGATAACAAGGGCGGCATGGCTAAAGACTTATTGCTCATGAGCGGAAGTCTCATTGGAATACCAGACCTTGACGGTATGATACATGGCTTGCGTGAGCTGGTTGAGATCAATCTAGTTGAAGAAGTGTTTAGTGTTGGTGGCTCTGATATACCATGGGTGCAGATAAAGAATTTCGTAAAAGAAGGAGAGATATATGAGGTACGCAGACGAGTTAAATAAATTTTACATTGAAGACCCTTATAGTTCGAGTCCTAAAGTGTACCAATATCCTGTCGATGGGATAGACGATGGTGCATTGGTAGTCGTTGCGTATTCTGACTATAAAGATTTAATGGACATCTATATTCAATCACAAAAAGACAACATGAAACTTGTGGAGCAAATAGCAATTTTGAGGTTAAATAAATGAGATACGCAGACGAGTTAGGTAATGTAATAAGTTTAAAAGAGTTTCATGAATGGTTTTATTACGATAGTAAAACAGGATTGCTTTGGTATAAGAAAAAGAAAGCAAGAAATACCGACTTAAATAAACCTGCTGGATATATAGATGTCGGTGGTTATAGATCTTTAATTTTTAACCGTAAAGGTTACAAACAACATAGATTAATATGGTTTGTAACTCAAGGTTGTTGGCCAAAATATGAGATTGACCACATTAATGGTATAAAAACTGACAACAGACTAGAAAATCTAAGAGATGTTCATCCTAACGTAAATATGAATAACATCCATTTTCATAGAGCGGGTAAATTACCAGGAACCATGTATCGCAAAGATAAAAAGAAATGGAGAGCGTTGTTAATAGTCAAAGGTAAACATCATTATTTAGGTCACTATGATAGTGAACTTGAAGCGCACAATGCTTACTTAAAAGGTAGACGTAAATTTAAGGAGACTCTTTATGAGGTACGACCAGTTATCACAGTACTCCCCTAATGAGCTAAAAGCTTTTATGACTAAATTTAGTTTCCACCCATTATCGCTCGCTGATTTATTAGGTGTGTCAAAGACTTGTGTTGTTTATTGGCTCAGTGGACAGCGTAAGATTCCAGAGACTACGGCTAGACTTTTAAAATATTTCGAGCGACATCCTAATGCCATACTTGACTTTTAAAAACGATACGATAACGATTGGTCAAGAGGTGATTATGAAATCAGGTATTTGGAAACACAAAAGTAAATATAAAGGACAAGCGTTCTTCGCAGGATATGAGCTAGGTAAAGAAGGAAAGCGCATCGTTAAGTTTAAAAACGTAGTAACAGGTAAAGAGTTATTCTCTGCCTACAGTTCTATAGAGTCGGCTAAAGAGTCCGGCTGGATTAAGATTTAATTAACAACCAAACAAAGGAAAACACCATGACAAAGAAACAATTATTACAAAGAATAAATATTTTAGAAACAGCTAAAGTTGCACTTGATGGTATCGTTAAAAACCGTGAAGACAGACTAGTTGAACACTCAAACGAGATCGTAAGAATGCAAGGGGTTCTAGATAATATCGAAGCGGTTAACCGTGATCTGCATATTAAATTGAACGTACACCAAACTAAAATCAATCATCTAACCTCTGCTACTAAAAGTTTAACAGCGGTTTTATGACTGTAGCCGAAACTTTTCACAAAGACATAGTACCTAAGATTGACAAAAGTGTTAGAACTTTCGTTGTAGGAGTTATGTATCATGACGGTAGCGCAGAAGTGACAATGAAGGGTGAACAACTAGACATGGTTTGGATTAGTAAGTTAGCCGAAATTAGATTAAATCAGGTACTAGCAAGTAAAGAAGATAAGAAACCATGAGCCAAGTTCACACTATCCGAACAGACACTTATATCGAGACAGCTAACAGTGATCATTTGCTTGAACGCATCGATCACATGAGGCGCTTGCTTGCTGATAAAGATAAAGAGATCTCTGCTCTAAAGACTATCGTCAAGCACATGGAACAACTTTTAAAATTAAGTGCGTCTAATCGCTATGGGGAAAGTAAAACTTTATGATCGATGCGTTGAGTATGTTGATTTTTAAACTTAAAGATATTTGTGGCAGTAAACCAGAAGAGTTTGAAATTACTATACACTGTTCGCCTGAAATGTATCATCGTATATCGTATTACATCGGTCAGCGAACAGAAGAATTTTTAAAATATCAACCTTATTCAAAGGATATGTTGGTGAACCCTGTGCAATTTATAAATATTATGGGTGTAAAAATTAATGTGAAGGTAAAGTTATGAAAATGGTACACGCTTTAATTTTAGATGTGAATTGTGGTGAACCAAACTGTACTAATTGTCCTGGTTACGTTTACCAAATTAGAGAAACTGATTTAATCACACAGGATCACATCGTTATCGATGAGTCTGACGTTTTTAAAAGTAAAGAAGAATGTCAAAAAGCGTGTCAAGAATCTAAACCAAAGTATATCGCTGCCTATGAGCGAATTTTAAAAGAGTCTCAAGGGATACCAGAAGTCAGTAACGAGAGGATTTTACAATGAGTCTATACTTTTATGGATTACAATTACTATTTGCGGCTATTGGTTTGGTAGTCGCTATTTGTATTTTGGTTGCGTTGATGGTTTTGGTAACTCCCTTTTTGTGGTTCCTAGATAGGATGATAGCATGAAATATTTCATTGAATTTTATAAAGATAAACCTAAAGCTGATGTCTACACCGAACACGTTGACGGTCTTGACGAGACTGCGATTGAAGCGATTGATTACAAATGGTTAGTCGCTAAACTAAATGCTGATCTTGCAGAGATCGGAAGTAGCGATCCGATTTTAACTGCCTATATTAATTCGATACTAGAGGAAATAACATGAGTAACGATGCAATGTGTGGCTGGATAGCAATAGGAACTCCATTTTTAATTTACGCTTTTTATTTGGTGGTAACTCGATGAAAAAAGAATACTCTCTTCCATTTACTTGTGTCTGCGATAACAAGCAGGTTAAAATTCCTTTTAAGAAACCATCACCTTATACTGGGTCAAGCTTCTCTTACAAGTGTCCAAACTGTGAGTCTGAGTTTATTATCAGGGTCATAAAAGAACATCATCTTGGTCAGTTTAAAGTCTTTGTTCGCAATGAATTTTTATCACCAAAGTTTAATGCAGTTATGGCTTTGAAAAATAAACCTACTGTTTAAGTTCTCCATCAAGTCCTACAACCGTTAAGATCTTTCCACCTACTGAAGCGTCTGGATGATCAACGTCTCGAACCATTTCACCGTATAGACCATTCATTCTGAGTAGCTCTATCGCATCCCTGGCTCTAGTAGAGGACATAGAGTCATCGGATGATCTTAGTGCTGCCACGATACCTGATTGAGTAGCGTAACGACCAGTGCGAATTGTATTTTTAATTGTGATAAGAACTCTCTCAGCATCGGAGTTAAAGTCCTGCGCTTCACGTTCTTTCTCAGCAAGCACCGCTTGACGAGCAAATAAAAATCCATCTCGAACGATAATGAAAGGTTTGTTATAAAGTGGAGATCCGTCTGTGAATTTACCAATATTACAAAGCATCGCAGACTTACCTTCCTCTAGTTCAAGTCCGGTCTTATCTCGATACTCTTCTGCATTCATGCTTTGTAAAACTCTCACAACCCGAGAATGCGAAGGAAGTCCAGTTCCTCCACGACCTGCGAATTGTGAGAGATCTTTTGAATTACTTGATTGCTTTCCGATATGATTAATCATTTCAACACAAGCGTTGCTTTTTTCTTGCAGTTCACCCATGAATTTTGCGACTGCTTTATTCATGTCGTTAACACTGGACTCGCTACCCCAAAACGATGCAATAGGGTCCCATACAATCATTCGTGGTTGTAAATCCTCGACTGCTTGCAGGACTTTATTAAGTGCTTCGCGGTTTACAGTTAGGAAGTTAAATTTATCTTTGGATATTAGACAAAGGTCTGCATCTTTTTTAATTACTATCGACGATAGTACGACCTGGATTTTAGCTTCGTTCTCTGGACTTCCGTCAAGCAATCCCATTTGATTTAAAATGGCACCGACCATAGCTGATAGTTTGACTGCGGTATCCTCACCTGTAACAAAGAGTGTACGCCCTGGTGAATAGCATCTAAAGCCAAGGAATGGTTCACCCAAGGCCAAGCAAATTGCTTCATATAGTTTCAACGTGGTCTTACCTGTTCCACCATCAGCCGATGTGATATGGATATCCTCAGTACTCCAATTCTCAAATAGCTGTGGCTTTTTAAGCTTGCTACGATTAAGTAGATCAGAGCGAGTCATATACCGAGGTGTCCATCTGTCGGGCACTGTAGGCGCATCTGGTATCAATGCGGGTATCCTGATCATAGGTACAGGTCCGCCTGGTGGAAGCTCTAACACTTTAGGGTTTTTGATACCGCCTTCAAGTCCCGATCGTATAGTAGCAACACATTCATAGTCGGGTTTACCGCGATCTTTACCTGCTTTAAATAACTCTTGCTCTGCGTACTCACGAGATACTCCGCCTGATGCAATGAGCTGACCAACAAGATAGGACTGAACGTTAAGAGTATTGTTTGATTCACCTTGAGGTGCGTTTCTTACAGCGTCCAATGCTGCATTGAAGATTTCCATTCCTATTTCGGGCGACACTGTGGCAATTAGTGCGGTAGGTGATATCTCTCTCTGCTTTTTCTGAGCGTACTCGTAAACCCACTGCGGCATTGGCGCTAATGGGTTGTCGGTATTTAAATTATAAATACCGCACCAACCTCCGGTGCTACGAAGATCACAGTCTTTAATAAAGTTTACTTTATTTCCGGTCTCTCTAGCTGGGTCGTATTGAAAAAAGAAATGCATACCGCCACTAGGTGTGGACTGATACCAAGTCTTAGGAATTTCTAAACCTAAAGATTTAATTGTATCAAAACCATTCTTACCGTTCTTGACATCAACATCAAGTACAACTATTCCATTGATCGCACCTGTTGGCGCACCAAAAAAACTCAAACGATCACGAAAAAATTCTTTCCATTGTGCGATTTGATTTGGGTCATCAGAAGCCTTGTTCTTCCAATCCATAATCAACGGTACTTTCTGACGCTCGTGATTCAAAGTAATAGGTATAAGTTTTAACATACGTCTCTCTTAATTAGTCTCATTAAAAAACCAGGGAAGTAGAGACTTATACTTGTCAACTCTCCGATCAAAAGAGTCTATCCCTGGAAAACTTTTATCTTACAAATACTTTTACAAACTCTTCAACTGAATTAACCATTGATGCTATGCCGCCCCTAAAGCGTACCCACTTGATAAAATTATTTTGCTTCTCTTCACGCTCATCTTTGCTTGGTTTCCACTTCTCACTCTTAACCTCGATCGCTGTAAAGATAGCTATACGTTGACCGATCATCTCAGGTGTGACTACTATTTCTGTCCATCCAATTAAATCACTAGACTTAAAGGGTTGATTAGGTGATACGTTACCAAGACCTGCTCGCACCATGCGACCACTCTCATCTTTAAAAGCCACGTTATTGTTCCTCATCAAAGTGACACCCATCTTAGGTGCTTCGAGTTGTATCTCTTGCTGGACTTCAGACTCACTTTTCATCTGGAAACTCTTTTATAAACTCCGACCATTGAGTTAACGATGTGGTGTTCATCTCGACATTACTAACCGATGGGTGAACCAATAAAACTAAACGCTTTAATAGCTCAACCTTTCTTTCTAAATTGTGGTAAGCCTCGCTGCTGACAACGTCCAATGGTCCACCCATTGTTGGATGTTCAATCCTCCACACAACAGGTTTTATTTTAAACTCCGACTTCATATTTAATCATCCCCTCTATTGATTTCATCTCTTTGGTTTTTAAACTTAAAGCTCCTGTGATACTCATGTCATAAGTTAAGAAAAACTTTTTATGTATCTGTCGATCAGTGTATCCAAAGTGTTTCATCTTTCCAGCCCAAACACTTATCGTCTGAGCTAATTGCTTTTGCATATCGATACGCTCTTGCTGCTTGCGACCAACACTAATACCCGCAGCAGTTCCAGCAGCCATTGCTACACGCTCTGATATTTCTTCTGGACTCTCAAGTACCATTTCACTTTCCAGTTCTCTAATGGTATCAGGGTCTAACAACATTAGATCACCGTCAACTTGTTCCAGTGCTTCACGCGCAGATGTCCCGCTTGATCTGTTATAAGTCTTTAGATATTCTGTACCACAATAAGGACAGGCTTCTAATACCTTATCGTATGGCGAGTTACACATATGGTTTGAGCATATGCGAATTAAGTTGGTTGTATCGCGACGTTTTACAATGCGATCTAAAGTCCAGGTGCGATGCTGATCAGGTAGTCCGTGACGTTTGATGTTACCAACATGATCGATAATAATCGCATGAGGTTTACCTTTCTTAACTCTGAGACCTCGACCAATGCACTGAAGGTATTTACCAATAGACATTGTAGGTCTAGCCATGATAACGCACTCAATTCCAGGTACGTCAAAGCCTTCGTCAAAGAGATCGACATTGATTAAAACTTTAGTCGTCTCGTTCTCAAAGTCTATGATACCTTGCGATCGCTCTTGGTCTGGTGTCTCGCCTGTCAAAGTTTTGGCACTTACTCCATTAGCAATAAACTCTTGTTCGAATTTAAAAGCAGACTCTATATCAGATGCAAAAACTATGGCCTGTTTGTTTTCTGAAAATTTCAAATAATTTTTTACGACATCTCCTACTATGCAACTCTCACGAGACGCAACGGCCATTGCCTCTCTAGTAAAGTCAGATCCCTCGGTGGCCTTCTTTAAATGCCGCTCATAGTCTCCTGGTGGTACGACAATCTTATACTTAGATAGGTGCCCTTCGTTAATTAAATACTTGCTCGATGGACCTAGTATCATGGTATCAAATAAACCATCGGCATGAGTACCAAGTCCACGTTTATCTAAGCGTTGAGGGGTCGCTGTGAAACCTATACCTCTGGCATTTGGGAACGAGAGGATTGCTTTACCCCACTTATTATTTTTTAAAACATGAGCAGCTTCATCTTGTATCCAAATACCTATACCGTCTGCCCAGTTCTTGTACGCATCCATTCGAGAGTTTAAAGTGTCAACGGATACGACAGTGATTGGTGCTCGATGATCGTAGTATTGTTTACCAGTAGCTCTGCGCTGTGCTGCTATGATACCGACCACTACACTCTTAGGTGCTATTATATTGTGTTTAACTGAGGCACGAGAGAGAGTTACCGATATCTGAGAGACAAGCTCACGCCTATGGACAACGATAGCTACTGGTGTATTGTGCGTATAAGCTAGTTCGTTAGCCATTGAGCAGAAGATAACAGTTTTACCACCGCCCGTACTGAGTACAGCCAGCGGCGCTTTAAACCCATCGGCTAACGCTTTGTAAATTTTATTCTTTAAATCTAATTGGTAGCTACGGAGAACGTATGACATTGAGACACCCTGCTTTACTTTAATCTAGTTTGGCAATTGTAAAATAGTTTTGGCGCTATGTTACATTCATTCATTTATTTTCTTGCCGAGTAGTAGTAGGATATCATAAGACTCTGAGACTAACAAAGGAGACAAACAAAATGAAACTAACATTCCAAGGCGACAGCCTTGCAGAAATCCATCAACAAATTGTAGCAGCGGCAGATGAGTTAACTCGTGAAGATGTTAAAACAGATAACGTGTTCACGCCACCAGCGTCAGATAAAACTACAGGTGTTAACGTATCGCCTATAGTAAATGCTTTTGAAGGAGTAGACTGGGCAAAACTTGGTACTGATAAAACAGTTGAACAAGAACCTTTCGCACAACCACAGTCTGATGGTCACGTACCTGCGGGTACACAGAGTAAACGTATCGACGGATACAATGTATCAGACGGTAAAGTTTGGGTGCCGGTTGAAGGTCGTCCTTCTGCATACACTGGTGTTCCAATAGATGAATATTTGAAGCAAAGAGAAGCTAAAGAATCTGGTGGTGAATTAGATGCAGCAGGTACTCCGTATAACCCTGCGATCCATACGTCTACTAGAACCAAGACCACTAAAGGTCTTTGGAAAAATAGACCTGGTGGTGGAGCGGTTAAAGCGGCAGAGGTTACTGAACCAAGAGAGGTCGTACACAAGCTCACACCATCGGGAGAGGTTAAACTTGAATGGCAACCTGCTACGACTGAAGCGTCTAGACCTGCAACAGTTCAACAAGTAGTGGCTCACGAAGACTCAGCTCCTCCTATTGGTATGGCACCATCGATGCACAATTATGAGAGTTTTAAAACTAACCTAATGACTATCGTTGTACGCTTGATCAATGAGAACAAGATCACTCGTGATTATATGAAAGATCTAAATGCTTACTTCCAAGTATCAAATCTTTGGGATGTTAAGAACGACGATACAAAATGTCAGCAGCTATTCAAGTTGTTCCTTGAGTATCAATTTGTAATGGGAGCTTAATATGCAAACTGTCCGTGAAATACGATGCTCAAGTTTAGATAGATATATGAAGTGTCCTGGCTTTGCACAAATGACAGATACGTTACCAAACTTATCTAATCCAGCAGCAGAGGAAGGAACAGCAGCAGGTGAATTACTTCAAGCTATGTTAGAACAAAGGTCGTTGAAACCCAATGTAAGTGGTGTAGCAAAGAATGGAGTTCGCTTTGACTCTGATATGTATTTCCATCTTGGTCCAATCGCTCAAGAAATTCTTGATAAGAATGTTATGATCTCTTGCGAGGAAAGAGTAGACTGGGTGCCAGCTCAGGGTGTTGCTATTCGCGGACAGTTTGATATTTCTTATATCGTTGGCGATACACTTTACATTGAAGACTTGAAGTATGGGTGGAAGATTGTAGATGTAAAAGAGAACTGGCAGTTGATTGGCTATGCTATTGGTAAACAGATTCAAATGACCTACGCTAAATTAGAAGTACCAAAGTATGTCAGCTTTACTATTCATCAACCAAGACCTCATCATGAGGAGGGTCGATCAAGAACTGTCGTACTAAATCGTGATGAGATCACTAAATATTATTATGATATTTGTGATCGAATGAAACAGATTGCAGCGGGGTCTCGTGAGTTAATTACTGGGACTCATTGCAAGTATTGTCCAGCGGCAGCTAATCGTTGTCCTGCGATCTCTCGCTCTATGTATAATGGTATCGCTGAAGTCATGTATGATTTCAAACAAGATGACCTGACCGAAGCTGAGATAGCAGAGCAGCTAAGACTATTAGAAGATGTGTCGAGCTTAGTTAAAATTAAGCAGGACTCTTTGAATGATCTAGCTTGTATGAAACTTAAAGAAGGTAAGTTGATTCCTGGTTACGGACTTGAAGAGAAGTTCGGAGACCGATCATGGAAAGCTGATGTCACACCAGAGGCAATCGAATGCCTTACTGGTTTGGTAATTGTAGAGAAGGTCATCATGTCACCTGCTAAAGCTGAGAAGCTAGGGGTTGATAAGAAGTTAGTTAAAGATTTAGTAGAGAGAAAATATACAGGCGTGAAAGCTGTTAAAAAAGATTTTAATAAAGATGCTGAAAAGGTCTTTGGAAAGAAAGGTTAATATGGAATTAGAAAGTAACTTAACAGAAGTGCCAGACACATATCCTCCTGCTTTGGCGAAAGCAGTAAACGATCCATTTGATTACGCACTCATGTTAACGAATGGTTTAATGTATGAGTTTTCAGATGCAGTAGTTATCGATAAAGACTGGGTTAGAATACATACAAAACAAGAAACTATGACTCGTAGATTTTGTTTTGATAGAGGTTTAGAAATTCAAATTAAAAATATAATGTGGGTCGCAGATGCACCCCACGGAAGTTAACAAAGGAGATAATTATGGCAGGAGAAGGAAGACAATTAATGTTACAAGGTCGCATAATCTGGACGGTAGGTAAGACTCCGTTCGAAGGTGCCGTTCGCAAAGACCAAATGGGTAAACCGATTATGAATAATCAAGGTGAGCCAGCGATGCAATATGGATTCGGTTTGGCAGTGCCTAAGCCAGGGCCTGCATCAACACCAGATGAAGTAAAGAACTTCATGGATATGTGGAACGCTATCCAATCTGAAGCGATGGCGCTGTACCCTACAGGTCAGATCCCTCCGGGGTTCTCGTTTAAATATAAAGACGGTGACGGAGTAGACCATAAGGGTATGCCGTTCTCAAGTCGTGAAGGCTACGCTGGTCATTTGGTTTACGCTTTGACTACATCACTACCGCTTAAGTTCTTTAAGTATGAGGGTGGAGCTTATGTGCAAGTTAAAGATGGTATCAAGTGCGGTGACTATGTTCAGGTTCAAGTGAATGTTAAAGGACACCTACCTAAGCCAGGTACTCAAGGTAAACCAGGACTTTACTTAAACCCTAATATGACGCTGTTCCTAGGCTTTGGTAAAGAGATCGTCAATGCTCCCGATGCTTCTAGTGTATTCGGCGCTGCGCCTCCTCCAATGCCAACTGGTGCGTCTGCTACTCCGGTAGGTGGACCTGCTAACTTTGGATCATTTGCTCAAGCTGCGACTACTCCAGATGTAGCACAAGCTCCAGTTAACCAATGGGGTGGGCAAGCAAACCCAAACGTACTACCGCCACAGTTTCAACAACCTGCTCCTCCGGTCATGTCTCCAAACCAAGGGTACGCAAACCCACAGACGAACTATGGTGGCCCGACACAACCTGGCCCGACTGCACCTCAGACTGCATTCCCTTCTAACGGAGCACCAACACCAAGACTACCTTGGCAGCAATAGGATAACAAGATGACCACTGAACAGAAATATTTTACCTATGACCTTGAAGTTTTTCCGAGCGTTTTTCTGTTCAGTGGTAAATTTAGGGGAGTTGAAAATCTCCCTTACGTTTTTGAGATATCCAATCGACGCAATCAAAAGTCTGAGATGATTCAATTTTTAAATTATCTCAGAGACTCAAACAGTATCATGGTCGGATTCAATAATCTTGGATTTGACTTTCCAATTTTAAACGAGCTGCTCAACAGTCCTTACACCTTTGATGCACTCAAGGCTTACCAACTCTGCACTCAGATCATTGGCAACGGTGATCGAAACAATCAGTTAAATTTTCTAGTACCCTACAAAGATAGACACGTTAGACAGCTTGATCTCTACAAATTAAATCACTTCGATAATTCTGCGAAAAGATGTTCACTTAAGCAACTTCAATGTGCAATGAGATCTCAGAGTGTTGAAGACCTACCTTTTCCTGTTGGTAAAATCCTGACCTCAGAAGAGATCGACGTTCTAATTAAATATAATATTCACGACATCACTGAGACTGAAAAGTTTCTAGATATCTGCCAACCCTCTATCGATATGAGAATGGAACTTGCAGCTAGTGGAATGGTTGACGGTGATGTTTTAAATTACTCCGATGTTAAGATCGGTGAGCAATACCTAGTTAAAAAGATCGGTCGTAATAAGTGCTACGCTGGTTCTAAACCTAGACAGACTTTTAGATCAGAAGTTATTTTTAAAAATATAATTCTACCTCAAATTAAATACAATACATTCACTTGCCATGAAGTGCTTGAATGGTTTCAATCGATCATAGTTTATCCGATGAAGAAAGAACGTGAGACTTTTAAAAAAGTAATTGAGATCGGTGGACTTGATTTCCACTTTGGTCTTGGTGGTGTTCACGCTTCTGTCGAGTCTAAAGTTTTCCACTCTGATAAAGATTACATTATTAAAGACATCGACGTTGCAGGTATGTACCCAGCCGTTACCAATGCAAACGACATTGCTCCTGAACACCTGGGTAAAGACTTTACTTTGGCATACAAGCAATTACCTATCGAGCGTAAACGATACAAGAAGGGTACGACTCATAATAAAGTTTTAAAGTTATCGAGCAACGGAGTGTTCGGTAAAACTAACGATCAGTACTCGTGCTTCTTTGACCCTCAACACACCTACTCGGTCACTGTAAACGGTCAGCTTCAATTACTTCAACTAGTTGAGAAGCTCACATCAATCCCAGGACTACAATTAATCCAAGCGAATACGGACGGTATCACAGCTAGGGTTCCTCGCTCGCTGGTGTGGACATTTGATATCTACAAAAAAGAATGGGAGAAAGAAACGCAGCTTGAACTTGAGGAAGTTGAATACAAGTCAATGTGGATAGCAGACGTAAATAACTATTTGTGTTTGAAGACTGATGGTACAGTTAAATCAAAAGGTAAGTATTGGTATCCAATAACCATCGATGACTACGAAGGGCAATGGGCAAAAGATTTTAGTATGCTTGTCGTTCAGAAGTGTGCTGAAGCTATGTTACTTCATGACATAAATCCAGAAGCGATGATCAATGCGTTTGTAGATAAGTTTGATTTTATGAAGTACTACAAAGCTAAAGGTGCGTCGGTCCTTATGCTTGGTGATAAAGAAGTCCAGAAGACTTGCAGATATTATGTGTCTACCAAAGGTCAACCCCTTAAGAAGATCGATCCAGCTCGTGGACCTGAAGGAACTTATTGTCGCAAGAATAGTTTGAGCGATAAAGAATACGAGAAGATCTTAGCTGAGACACCTGCTGGTCAATGGAATGAAAAGATCCATACTAAAAATAAATCAGTTTATAAACCTGTTCACACTTCGATTGAAGCCGGAAAACTTATCAAGCTCTGCAACAATGCAGACGACTTTGATTGGTCAGACGTTGACTGGAAATACTACATCGAAGAAATTAAAAAACTATATATCGGAGAAACCAATGGAACTATATAAAAAGTTTAGTCCAGTTCAAGATAGGATATTAAAAGTACTCGGCAACAAACAAATGAGACTTGTTGACCTTGCCGAGAAAGTGTACGCTGAGTCTGCGGTAAAACCAATGTCACCTCGAACGGCCGTTAGATCGGCAATTCAATTCATCAATTGGAAATGTGAAATGCAAAGTTTACCTTGGAGAATCGAAACTGACGGAGCTATGGGGCGAAACGGTTGTACGGTTAGGAAAGTCAAATGGGTTTAATGTTAAACGTAGATCCAGAAGTAAGACGTGGTGATGTGATTCAGTGCTTTGATATCGAACATGAAGGTGAAAAACTTTTGATCAAAGTCTATGTTGTTAAATCGACTGGGGTTATGAAATTAACTTTCAATGGTCCCAAGTCGTTTAACATTTCTAGATTTAAAGAAGAGTTTCTAACCTCGACGCCGAGGCAGCATGATAGGTCTCCAGATAGCGAATGATCCGCTCGGTCCACCATCATCTGCTGGTGGGAAATAAGTTCCTGCGAAATAAGTCTTAGCGAAAAACCCAGGTGCAAACATTAAGTCACATCCTTAGTTACTACAGACCTGTTTCCATTTGAATCAACAGTCGCCACGATTCTATCTTTGGTATCGTTAATGTCTCGAATGGTAATTGTAGAAGTTCCTGCACCTGATAATTTACCTGCAAGTGAAGCTGCTATAAGTCTCATCGATTCTCTTAAGCTAAACCCCACCTCGATGTCTTGGTTATCAAGCGTCTCCATTGAAGTACCCAAGTTGGTAGCTCGCGATGAAATCGCCGCATCTAAATATAAATCAACTACTGCTTTAATTGCAGCAACGTCGCTTGATTCAGCAAGCTGCACTTCTGCGCCGGCGAATAAATTAACATTGCCATTGTCACCAAGATTTAACTCTACTGGAGTCGCCTGCGTCCTCATTATTGCCGTGCCGCCTGAATTATATCTGATGTAGTAAACGCTTTGCTGGAAATAATTAGATGCCGAAAACGTATGAGATCCTGGACCAGTGAATGTAAATAAAGTTGAGTCGTCGCTAACTAGCTTCATCTCAACGTAGTCTGTAGCTTCAATTCCGCGAATCGTTAATGATGCGTCGGGAGCCACATAGGTATTGTCAATGTTTGTAGGCATGTATATTTTATTGATGATTCTAGTTGAATCGTCAGTAGTCGCCGTGATCTTTATTTTCATATAAAAGCCATCATCTGAGTCGTAGCCAGTAAGCGCGGATAGAGCAGCGTTTAGGTTGGCTCCACTTAATGCTTGGTATGAACCGTAAGATCCAGTAGGCGTTTTTACTACAAATTCAAACGATAAACTTGTAGGAGCAGTTGTAGTGTTTGAACTTAAGACGCCGCCTTCGGTGTAAGAAAAACCAGGCGATGTATTTTGAAACGAAGTCACTCCGTGCATTACAAAGCTTGATTCGACTTCAATTACGTTGCCATTTGTAGGTATCTCGATACCACCTGCTTGGTCATATTGAATACCCGTAGTTACCCCAGAAAATATTAATCCTGTATATTCTCCAAATGGCCCGCATACGACGTTTCCAGTTGTCGGGCTTAAACCAAGATCCACTTGATTCGAAAAAGCATAGCTTACAGATCCAGCCATTGTAGTAGATACACCTGATCCGGTACAAGGCAACAAGTCATACTCATTACTTTTTGAGCCTTCATTAGTGGCCGAACCAGACGCTAAGCTTAGTCTACAATTAAGTACTTTATTTGCACTCATTAAAGATGTTGACGGTGCATTTACTATGACGCTTCCAGTTCTAAAATTTGAAAATGTAGAATTGTAAACTTCTAAAGCGGTTCCATTCCCAGACTCTATAATTCCAAGGGCGGCATTGTTACCGTTATAATTTGCATTGAATATTTGAATGCTATTTGACAACCCATCCGCGTTAAACAGTTGACTTCGTGGAGCCGTCACGCCTGCATTGCTAAGACCTACTATTTTAATGTTTTGAGCATTAACAAATGCAATAAGGATATCTGTTAGCGCTATCTGTTGTGTAGTACCATGCTCCGCGCAGTGCTTCAGGTTTGTTATAATCAAATTACTGACATTGATTATTTCTAGCCTGCCGCCAACTATTGTTAAATTATCTATTTGTGCTGTATTGCCAACTTTTGGTAACAAAAATGTTAACAATAATGATTCATCAGTTGTTGAGCTTCTACCTGGCTTTCTTGCAAACCATAGATTTTCAAGAAGCACTACCGATAAACATGTTGATATTGTATTTTTGATGCCTCCAGTAACAAGCCCAGAAGTATATGACGAAATGTTTCTAGCTGATAGATCCCCATTAATACCTGATATAGTAAATGACACTGCCGTAGCTGTTTGTTCTGTGTCAGGACATAAAGCCCAGCCATCAATAGTTAGATTGCTATTAGAATTTGTGTGCGAGAATGTTCCGCAAAAACCACAGTGTTGTAATACTGCCTCACCAGGTCCGCTATTTGCATAGTAAATAGCATTAGAACATGACACCCAACTCCAATACAACCGTCCAGTTGAGGCGGCATCTATCACTGTACGGGTGGATGGAGTGGCATTGTTTGAATTAGAATGTAAATATATGTTTGGTATTCTAACCTTTGCTCCGCTTACTATTGATTTTCCATTTGTGTTGTCACCGCAAGTAAGTTGTCTAGTTGATCCATCCCAAAACAAAACCATACCATCATCAAGAGCACCAAAATCAGTTTGAAGCTGCGTAACTGTATACCCAGCTGTAGGGATAACGACCCAAGGAATATAAACACCACTACCTGATGCTGTTTCAACTTCCACATAACTTGGATATGGAATTGTGTTTAACGGTGATGCAGAGAAAGAGAAAGTTTGTGTTGATCCATTACCAGTACCGATTTCAATCGCGTCTCCAATGCATTCAAAAATACCATTCTTTTCAACTTGAAAGTCTTTTGAGTTGGCTGAAAGTGTAACCACTAATGGTGTGGTTGTAGAATTATTTATTATTTTTAATTTACCTGAAGTAATACACTGAATAGTTCCTGGCAGTGTTGCAAGCTTTGTAACGTCAGATGCGTTTTGTGCGTCTATCGTTAAAACCGCTCCTGAATTGATAGTTAATGTGTCACCAGATGCGTAGGAGACTGCGTTTATATTGGTGTCTGCTGATATCGTAGCCATTACTCACCAACTATTTGTGTAATTTCGATAATTTTTTCTAAAGCTTGATTAACTTCTTTTAATTTAAGTTCGCTTGCACTTACTTTTTCTTCGCTAGCTTTGATTTCTAAAACTAGACCTTGAAGTTTGGCATCATACTTTTTAATTTTGTCATCTATTAGAGTATCGATCTCTTTAGACTTAGATTGAGCGTCAGCAACTATTTGTGCAGCTTTCGCTTTTGCATCTTCAACTAACTGTGCTGCTCTTGTTTCAGTTTCCAAAATTACAGAAGGAGCTTTATCTTTGGCTACTTCAAATTCTTTTTCTAAAACTTCTTTGCTTTCTTTTAAAGCTTCGCACTCATTAAAGAGTTTAGATTTTTTGTCTTCTAGTTCTACAGCGTAGCTTTCTAAGCTATCAACTTTATCCATTGCGTCCGCAAGTTCATTTAAACCTGCGAACATAACTTGAAGTCGTTTGATAGTTTCTGAAGCATCTTTAAATTTAGACATTATTTACCTACCGATAATAGATGACAGTTGATAGCTACTGCTGCGCCGCCTGATACACTTGGTCTCATGTAGCGAGTGATTTGTAAAAGTTGTTTTAATCCTGCTGAAGTGAATGACAAAGCAACACCCGCTGGATCCGTCAGTGTAACATAGTTAACACCGTCATTGGAACCTTCTAGAACTACAGTAGCTCCGCCGAATGTACCTGTGAATTGAACTGAGCGATCTGATAAACCTACGCCTTGGATTGGTGCACCAGTGTCACCTGTAGCTAAAGCTGACCAACTTACCAAAGATGATTTACCATAAAGGCTTTGTACGCCTGTGTCTGCATACTCGATTACTGCCATGTTAAACTCCTTTTACATTAGATTCATTTTTAATTGTTCTTCTGCTTTTTGCAATTCATTTCTAGGGATTTGGTCCTCTATCTGCTTTATCTTACCTTCAGCCTCTACGCACTTACCGTAGTCTTTACAGATGTCTAGAATGAATTTCTTAATAACAGCCCATGAGTCTATGGGTAGGACCAAAGAGTATTGCTTGATCTTAAGCCACTCGTCACCTTCAGGAAAGGTCTCTTCATTGGATATGGTTTTAGTACAGAAGCCCGATGTCTCGGTGACATCTATACAGATTGGTTCATCAGGGAGTTTGTGAGCGCAACTTGATAAGGTCACGAGCACGATTAATAAGAGCAAGCTTTGTAGCTTCACTTGGATTATTCGCGTTAGCACTGATCGCATCATATACCTCATCTCTTTGACGGTTAACTAAATAATGCGTGTAACCATAAAACGCAAGGGTTTCACCTTCATCAAATGCAAATTCCAATACCAAAGTTATGATCTTAACCAGGATAGGATTTACTATTGGATTACCTAAAAAGGACCAGCGAAGCACCGCTTTTGCAACGGCCTTCGCTGTCAGTTCTCTAATCGCCTGGTCTCTTAAAACTATAAGAGCGTCGGTGATTACACCCATTACTTGTTCAACTCGTTTTTCAAACCTTGAAGAACTTGAAGAACAACTGGTTTTTCTAAATCAGTTCCAGGGATTAAATCAATTTCACCTGACTGAACTTTAGCAATCACTTCGTCAAGTTTAGGATTGATCACATAACCAACTTTAGCTTTCACTTCAGCCGATCCGATTTCAACACCTGCACTGTCTTTAAGAACACCTTTTAAAATTACTTCTCCGCCTTCGTAAGATACGTCAACGCCTTCTGCTACTTTCATCTTCTTCTCCCTTATGGTTCGCGTAATTGCGATTAAACCCTTAAGCCATTCGTACACCAAAGCTAGAGTCGATCCGGCTTTGAACGGTTGTCTCTTACCCATCCATAACTCAAGAAGCATGAACAGGACTGAGAGGATTATGTAAAAGTAATCCTTCGACTCACAGTTCACTGTCAACCTTATTGTCATCTAAACTTGTTCGATAACCTAGTACATCTTCAAGTTTGTATTTAGAAACATTCAGGTCGTTGGACTGGTTACCACCTAGGCAGTAAATGTGATCACCTTCTCGTTTAACGTAGAAAGCAACGTGACCTTGCCAGGCTTCTTTACCGCGCTTTAAAACGACGATACAGCCTTGCTTAGGTTTACAAGCTTTACCCCATGTTAGGAAGCTCTGAGCGTTTGCTCTGCGATTTCCTTTACCGCCTACTGCTTGCAAACAATAGTTAACAAACACAGCACACCAAGCAATCGCCGAGTCATCAAGTTTGGTTGGATTACCAAGACCATCGACTGACTTATAAGCCAGTGCAATGTTTGGATTGGTCGCACCACCTGGGTACTCTTTCCAATTCTTTGACCGTTCTTTAATTGCAAACTGATATGCTTTCTCGATTAACGTCATTTAGTCCTCGGTTCTAATCGTCCTCTGATGTAGGAAACATCTGCTGATATTTTATTTATTCCATCACGCATCTGACTTATTTCTGTCTCGACTCTTTCAATTCTATTTTCAAGCTTTAACGCTTCAGATTTACTTTGGTAGTTGGTGGACATCCAAGTAATGATGACTGTTAACGTTGCACCAAAAGCTAGTGTCTCAGCAAGTGTTAGTTTCCACTTTAATAAATTTCCCGTTTGTTCCATATTACTTCCTTGATTGAAACGGTGGAGCGAGCAAGCTGGGGAACCACCAAACCCGACCTGTCGCCCACCAAAATTAAAAATTAAATTGACTCCCATGGCATTACAGTTCTGCACATATATTTGTTATTTGAACCTTCAACTGGCTTGCAGTCCTTGTTCATCGATAAGCTTGAGCATCCTGATAGTAGTCCAAGCAATACTAATATTAAAACTATTCTCATAATCCCTCCTTGGTTATTTCCGTTTACTTACAATAAAGTAATTATAAGCCGCTCCACTTGAATATGCAGGCGTGGTTAAATTAGTCTTAGCTTTAATTCTGAAATTATCGCCAGACTTACCGCACATAGATCCAGAGATTGACTGGGTAGTGTCACCGTTACCGGTTACATATTTATAATCAGCAACAAAAGGAGCGGCGTCGTTAAACGAAATCCCAACGTCAAGGAAACCAGCCGCAGTGGTGTGAGTAATTTGGACTGAGCCTTTGATATCGAAACAGCCTTGGTCTCTTAACGTATAAACGCCAGCACTATAAGATCCATGAGTATCATAGTATGTCCCACCAGTTCCGTATGTGACAGTATTGTAAGAACCGTTTAGAGTGCCCGTAGGTGATCCCGTGTAAGTATAGAACTGAGTCAACTCTGTCGCGCTGATTGTTGTTGGGGATTTAATTTCTTCAATTATTAGGTATGTTTGAGTCGCATCCGCGGCGTATGCTAAATTTCCACCAGAGTCTTGTCTGGCTTGTATTTTTACTATTTTTCCCGCTTGTGCGTTTATTAATCCTTCAGATTTAGCTTGGACAAAGCTTGTTGATGAACCAGGCAAGTCAGCACTTCTTCCAATAATTACGCCGTCATATAAAATCTGAGACGCTCTGGAACCAGCAGCTAATACTGAAAAAGCAATTGAAGATGTAATTTTAAATCTTCCAGAGCGTTTAAAAATGTATTCACCTGTTGTTTTGTTGAATGATACTAAATCATCAATATCAAGAGTTGCGTTTGTATCCCAACTAGTAACATCTTGAAAAGAGCCGGTTGAAGTGTGTGAACCTGTTGATTTTCTTTGGAATAATCCGACAATTCTTGCATCATAACTATCAGACACTTGAACGCTTGATGACCATCCAACAACAGGTACAGTATAAAATATATTTACCGAGTCGCCAGATGCAAACGTAAACGGATTCGTATTGGCAACCTGAAATGATCCAGTGGCGTCCGCAGAGAAAATAGATAAAGATGTTGTAGATCCATAAACAGGCGTACCTGTGTAAACAGCCGTACCTGAGTCATGGAGAGAAACAGTTCCAAATGATGATGCAAATTGAGTTGTCGATGGGATCTTTGCTGTATCTATCGTATAAGGTATCGTTATAGAAAGAGCCGCTGCCGTCGGTGCGCCGCTGGTTGAAACCCTTACTTGAGCCTGAGCACTGTCGCCTACTCTACGACAATAGCTTGTGTATGTTGTATTAGTTGACCATGTACCTGAGTGAGTACACGAAACCCAGTCAGTAATTGGTGTGCCATAGACATATTGAGATGGCTTTGTAATAATATCATCGATCTTTAGCGTGTAAGCCGATGCTGATGTTGTCGAAACGTGAGCGCATAATCGATAGCTCGTTCCTGTCGCTGAGCTTTGAAAATTAGCAACAAATTTATCTGAAATAGTTGTGCTATTCGAAAGCATCTTAATACTAGATGGCTCAATCAAAGTTGAATTGGTAACGTCATAAATGTACCAAATAACATCTGAGTCGGCGCTCGATGTACCAGCAACGAAAGTTCCTGATGAAACAATATAAGGAACTTCAATTTGTAAAACTTTTGCTAATTGTGATGCCGGAATTGTGAACGGAATTGACCAGCCCTGGCCCTGTCTATTCGCGGCGTCTTTTACCAAAGTAAATGAATTCACATCAGCTAAAGGCGAGCTTGAGCTGATTGAAGTTGTTACGTTCGGCGAGCCACCAGTACAGTCAACAGGTCGTGTACCAGCCGCGTCCGCATAAACTGAAATCGGTGTAACACTTTCAGCATCACCATTCTTGATGAAATTATCAACGAGTGGCGCCTTGTATCTTATTTTATTGGTAGCCGCCGAATCAGTTACAAGCTGTCGTCCATTTAAAGCAGTAACACCTAAACGAGTCGTTGTGGCCGAAGCTGTTGCAACATAAATATCACCAGCCGTTGTCAATGTTGATCGGGCTTGCTTTGCATCTAACTGAGTTTGAACATCACTTGTGGTTGTACCTAAATAACCTAACTGAGTAGCGGTGACAGCACTTGCCGCAAGCTCACTAGACGCGCCAGTAACCAATGCACGAGACGCCGTTAATGGAGTTGTAATCGTACCTGTGAATGTTGGTGATGCTAAAGGTGCTTTTAAATTTAAAGCCGTCTGTAGATCGGTCTGAGACGATAAAGTACCAGTGATCGATCCCCAAGTTCCACCGCCGCCAGCACTTGATGACAATAAGTCCCAAGTTCCAGCCGCAGATCCAGCTACTCGTAAATGGACTTCAGCTTGAGCACCACCTGAGATAGTACCAAGTAGTCCACCGCCATTAGCATTTACTGTAACAGTTCCAGAAGACTTATTGATTACTAGGAATTTGCGACCCAGGGGGAGCGTTGTAGCATCCGGCATTACGATAGTCTGAGTCGTCGATCCAGTGACGATCTGCTTCGTTTCCGAAGCCGCAGTCAGAGTTGTTGTCCCTGCTGCTGAGACGGTAGTCGTAAAGCCTTCGATTAGAGCAGGACCTTTTATAAAGGTGCCAGCACCTAGAACCGATAACGATAAAAAAAGGGTTATTAAAATATAATTAAATCGCATCTTGAACACTCCATGCCATTACATAATTGGCGCTATCTGTTGGTGTATTAAAAGTCACTGTAAATCCATTCACTGTTTTACCAGTGATCATACCTTGCATAAATATTGGACTTGAATCAGTTGTGTTTAGAAAAGAGACAGGTGTAGGAACGTAAAGTGTATTTGCTGTTGGTGTACTAAAAACCACAGTCACGCTTGATGCAGCACTTGATAGAGCTTCATTACCGGCTCTTAAAATTCCAGATCCGTCTGCACCATTAGATCCGTTAGATCCGTTGCTTCCAGCGGGTCCTGTCTCACCAACGAAAGCTGATCGAGCTACAGCTTCAAAACCGTCACCTGTCGAATTGATAGCAATTACGGAGTCAGCGACTAATTCGATCTCCATATTAAAAGCATCAGCGTCGTTCGCGTTTACAAGTTTACCTAATATTGGTGCTCGTTTAGCTAGGTACGCAACAGCTTGCAGTTGTAAAGCCATGTAATCAAACGCATCTTCAAACTGCTTTAGTGTCCAAGATGATCGTCTTGCGAATTGTTGAGGCTGAGTCGGCTCATTGGCATTTAAAATAATTGCTAAAGTATAGTCAGCCTCTAAGTCAGCAATGAGGACTACTTGTCCACCACCGTCTTCATTAAAAGTAACTGAGCTAAGGTAAGTAAGATCGTCACCGTCAACTGCCCAAACAAGAGCACCCGCATCGTCGGCTTTAACTATTAATAACTGAGACTTGTCGGTGATCTTAAAATCAAACGAGTAGGAGTCTAAGACTCCTGTACCGATAAAATCTGCTCTGGGTTGATAAGTTGAAATACTCATGTTTAAATCCTTTATTTATTAGATTCGTTTGTCAATCTTCCATTGGCCTTTACCGTTTGAAAAATGAGCCAATCCTTAAACCCTCTGACTGTCATGTCATTAGGTATCTTGTATTGCTTTACTGTCTTATCACTCAATAAGGTATCTACTTTAGTCGAGTCCTCTGCCGATAAAACTTGAACAGTCTTAAAAGCGCCTAAGATATGAGAAGCGTAAAGAGTCTCAGTATTTGCCTCATATCCTGCCGATCTAAGTATCTCACCATTGACTTTAGCGGTGTACTCAAAAGCTTTTTGTTGCTGCTCGGTCTTTTGCATAACTCGACCGTTCTCAGTCAATCCAAGCTCAGGAGCATCTTGCATTATCTTATTCCAAGTCTCTTCTGTGAATTGGTAGATCCCAGCAGCGCCCGTCTCTTCATTGTAAAGTGTAGGGTTAGAGTTACTCACCATCTCTTTGATTGTGTTGTATTGAGTCGGCTCAACCACAACATTTGAGGGATTTAGTTGAGCTTCGATTTGAGTTAATTGATCTTTAAAAAGTTGAGGAACTTCTGGGTTTACTAAAACGTTAGCTGTTATTTTAGATATTCTCTCAAGCAAAGAAGGTTGAAGGTACTCAGCATCTCGCTTTTCTCTTATGAAGTTTTGATAGATTGTACCTGTTGGTAGTTTACCAATGATACCGACTGAATTCCAAAGTGCCTTTTTTTCTTGAGTTGTAAACTCGTAGTTCTCATTCCAAAACTCTAGATAATGTTTTAAACCCGCTGCTGCTGTAGTGAAATCTGATAACACTCCTTCAAATGGAAGCTGAATAATTTTACGCTTTTCCCAGTCTTTACCAAATGCAAACACCATATCTCTTAAAATAGGGATCGTACTTGTTAAAGTTTTAGGTACTTCGGTTGTTATAAATTTCATCCATTGTTGAGCAAGCGGTTTATCTTTATCATCACCAGGAAGTGCTTTACCACGCATTAGCTGTTCGAACAATTTCAGCATTGTCAGAGTTAAGATAAAACTTCCTGTGACTACAGTACCCTGCCAATAATTACCCTTTTTAAAGTTTTTTCTAATCTCTCTATTTTTAGCAAGCGAATTGTTATACAAGTTATTTAGATCATTAAAGAAATAAACAAATTGCTTCATGTATTTGTTTCGCTGAATAGGTGACAAGTTTCTGATATCATTATGAGTCTGAGTCAGCTCACTCATGTTCGAGGCGTAAACCATTGACTCTTTTACATCACCTTTTAAATTCTCAAGACCTTTAACCTTACCTTGAAGTGCGAGTTGATAAGCGGTCAAAGTCACTAGCACTTTATTTAATCGATCAACTTCAGAAAGCATTCTAAACGAAGCGTCTGAGATAAATCTTTGAGAAGCCGTGTAAGGTGTTATTATATTTTTCTGACTAGGGATCGCATCGTTTAAAGTTGATGATGTGTTTTTAAATACGTCTTCTGTGAACTTAGCAATCGATGGGTTAATCTCTTCAGCGAGTTTTATAAACGCTGGAACAAGACTTGGATTAGTCATCATGTTATTTACAAGAGAGTAGAGTATTGGAAAACTCTCAGCTTTACCCATCTTATCAAGAGCAACGATAACTGCTGATGGTTGAATAAGAATAGAGTTTATATTTCCACCAATGGCTACGATCTGCATACCTGAACCTAGATTATTTACTAGTTTCATTATTGGATTATCACCATAAGAATCAGTCTCAACTTCTTGAGCTGTAGCGATATAAGTTCCTACGATATTTGAATAACCTTCTTTACCCGCTACTCGTGCTATGTTTTCTCTGATCTTTTTATCAGCTAAAAGTTTTACACCATCAGCAAGAACTTCACGATGAGTTAAATCGTGAATGATTTGATTTAGTGAATACCCGATGGTGTTTAAATTTAGATCAACAAAGTCGTCGTTACCTGTACGAGCTTTTAAATGACCTTGCTCAGTCATGGCGTCACCGTAGTAGTTGAGCTTGAACTTTTCTAAAGAGTTCATCTCGCCAACACCTTCGGCTTTACGAGCTTGTATTTTTAATTTATCAGCAAGTCTATTGATTGGATAATAGCCACCTGAGATTTGTTTACCACGAGCTACATAAGGTTTTGCTTCAACCCACTCAGTAGCCTCACCTTTGGTACGCCTTTGAAGTGCATCCATTTTAGGCTGAAGTGATGCGTACATATCCCAAATATTTTGAACTAGGATTGAATGTCGCTCTGCTAACTCTCTATCTAAAACTTTACGGATTACAGCTCGACTCACTTTTGGTGAACCATCTGGATTAGTGCCACCAAACTTTTCAAGTTCAACTAAGTTACCTTCGTTACCAAAGTTCAATTCCATTGCAACTAATTGTGCTTTAGAGAAGCGACCCGCTTTGAAACCTTCAAAGTCTTTAAACTCAGGAATATCAACAAACTCAGAAGATAAGTTGCCCCATTCAGCTTTACCGAATTGTTCTATAATTTTATTTAGTTGAAGCTCAGTTTCTTTAATAAAAACTTTCTTAGCGTTACTTGCTTCAACTAGCGGTCGATAAAATAAAGAATTAAAAAATCCGTTTACATTACCGTCATCAAGTTTAACTAAAACGTGCTGAGTTCTTTCTAGGTAATTTTTCATACCTAAAAGATACTCTGCTGCTCGATCAAGACCGTTAACCGAATCATCTTGGTAGGTCTTAGACTGATCAAGATCAAAATCAAAAACCTTCTTAGCGTTCTCTTCTACTAGATTACCAATAGCTTCAAGCGTTTGAAGCGTCTTGATGTTCTCATGTTTTCTAAATAATTTATTTTTATATTTGGCAGTGTGAACAATACCTCGAAGTGCTTGCTCAACAGCTATGACTTGCTCAACAGTCATCTCTTTAAAAGACTGACGAGTGTCTAGAAGTCTATCGGGAATATTAAAATCTCCGTTACCTTCTTTAGCAACTTGCTCGACCCATTTTTTAAATGAGTTTAACTCAACAGTGTTATCTTTAGCTCCGAAATTAAAAACAGAAACTAGCTCATTGTAAGCTGCAACATACGCTGGTCCAGCGTCTTTTAACTCTTGCTGAATAGAAGCCTTTTGAAGTTTTCTAACGTATCTGACTGCTCGGTTTACTTTACCGATTGCAATCTGAGTCTGAGCCGTTAGTGCAATATTTTGAGCAACAGCTTTTTGAGCTTTGTAGGCTTTCTCGATTTGATTTTTACTTACAGCACCCCAAGCAATACGCTCAGATTTACGCTCACCCACTTTAAACTGATTAACGTTAAGGTCTCCGACTTTAGTTTTAGAGACAGCAATTTTAGCGTCGTAGGTTAATTGTTTGGCAATTGGAGGAGTTAGAGCAATGCCCTTAAACCCTTTAAGTGCAGCAGTTTGAAACTTGCTCATCATTATTTTTAAAGTGTCTAATGCGTTTGTAAGTCTAGCGTTGTAGGCTTTTGTGATCCCAACTTCATTAAGTCCGATCTGCTCTCTAGCTTCAATTTCCATGTCGGCTTTACGAGATCCAACACGTTGCTCGGCAATCTCTTCACGACTAGGAGTTTGAACCAGCATTTCTAAAAGTGCTTCAGGAGACTCAAAACCTAATAGCGCAGCACTGTCTGTGGCGCTTAAACCGCCCTTTACAAAGACTTTGTTTTTCTTAAGCCTTGGATCGGTCTTTAGGTATTTTAAATTATCTGGGAGGGTTGAGGGGTCAATAGCAAGCGGAGAGTAACCCTTCTTAGTGTGAAGAGTTTCAAAACCGTCTACGGATTGAAGTATGGTATCGTCTGGAAGTGACTGAGGATTCGCAAAGCGATCTACGACTACCAAATTAGGATTAGATTCAAGTCGCTGTAACTGCGCTTCTTTCTCAGCGATCATTACTTCTTCCATCTGAACGTCAACCACTTCGTTCATCTCAAACTCAGCAGTCTCGTTAATGCGGTCTACGATTTCTTGCTTTGCTTTAGTTTGGTCACGAATGATAGTTTTGATTTCACTATCAGAGATCACACCTTTCATGGCAGTTTCCATGTTAGTTGTATCCATGTACTCAGCTTCACCGTAAACATCGTTCGACGGATAAACAGCAGACGGCGCTTCAAAATTTAGAGCTTGGTTAATGATATCTACATCTTCAGGAGTTTGATCAGGTGTTTCTAGTTTAGATAAAACTTGCTGACGATTTTCGTTGGCAACCCGAGTGTTATCTAAAAACTCTTGAGCTTGCTTAACTGAAGCGTCTTCAGGTGACAAAGAATATTCTTGTTGAAACTCTGGAAACTGCATCGTCAAAGCAAACCATTCGTGAGCAGGAACTTTTATAGAGGCGTTTAGATTTGCAGCGGTTTCACCTGACGGATCTATGATTTGTCTAACTGCCGCAGCTTTTTCAGGACTGTTAGCTTTCTCTCTAATGTTCTCAACTTGAACCCATACAGATTCAAGGTTGATACCTTTTAAAATACCCTTCATAAAGTTTTTTTGTTCTTCTGGAGAGAATTTAGACATGTCGGTTTCTTTTAAAACCTCAAGTGCGTTTTGCATATTTGAGTCAAACTCTAAAAGGCTTACAGCTTTAGTTTGAGCATCTCTAAATTTATTGTCCATTAAGATGTTAGACTTTGCTTTGATAGCCGCAGCGGGCGCAACTAAACCACCACCCATTAAACCGCCAACTAATGCCGACTCTAATGCTCGTCCACCAATACCCTCTATTTTCTCAGGAGCTACACCTGACACAATGTCAGTAAAATCTTGAAGAATAGAAGTGCTGCCTTCTTCGACCGCTTCTTGACCAGCAGATCCAAGTATTGCTTTACCCATATTGAAGATAACTTTACTTGCTGCATCTTTACCGAATGAAAAAGTAAGTGAACTCTCCATTCGTTTAAAAGCAGACAAAGTTCCAATGCGTTCCATAGCAACTTCAATACCCGCTTTAGTTACAGCATTTGGAATACTCTGAGTAGGCGTTAAACCTTTTTCGATATTCTCAATATTTGACTGAGACGCTGAAGTAATCCCTGTTGTAAGCCCGCTTATAACGGGTCCTCCAACTAAAAAAGAACCCAAGGTTTGAGTTAGGTTTGGTATTTGACCAGCTAATTTTATAGCTGCAATCTCACCCGCTTCGGCAAAATCACCATTAGCAATCGAGTCAGTAATATCTTTGTTAACTTGAGGGATCAAAGCGTTCATATCATCAGCCATCTTGCTGAATTTCTGATAGACTGGATTTTTAGTTAAACTCTCAGGAGCTTTAATTTCTGGCTCACCCCTAAAGCGTCTGATTAAATTTGCAGGGTAGTAATAAGCGTCGTATGCAAGTGTAGGAATTTGAGAAGCACCTGCAACAGCGTTAAACAAACCAGCACCGTAAGATGCAAACATTGACTCAAAAGTTCCCATGGTCTTTTTAGACTCAAAGTAATTATTGATAGTGTCTTCGTATTTGTTTTTAGGTGGTGTACTAAAAGGTTGACGAGTTTTTAACTCTTCTTCTGCCATGAACAAATCTGCTTTTTGTTCAGGACTAAAGTTAACTGGATCAGACTTTTGTTTAGTTTTTAAAACAGTAATCTTATCTTCAAGCGCAACACCTTTAAAAGTCTCAACAGCTTTGGTAAAAAGTGTTTCAGCTTGCGAGAGTTTAAAAGTGTCGTTTTTAATTAAAGATGCGTGTTGCGAAGATTGCTTACTATAATCAGCTACACCTTTAGTTACGTTAGTGTTTAGTTTTAAAAGCTCGGCTTCACTCTGCATGAATGGTTCGTGCTCTTTATAGGCGTCGGCATCCATTTTAAACGTATTAGCGTCACCAATGAGTTTAGCTGCCTGATCAGGTGGGGAGCTTGCAAGTTGTAATTGTGTGGTTATGTCAGCCATTATTCTTTATCCATGTATGCTTCGATCTGAGCAGTTGTAGGAGCTATCTCAGATTTAGGGTTATCTTTAAACCAGTTAGCAACTGCTTTGCGACGCTTATCTTCGGCGGTACCTACTTTAACATTTGCAAAAGGACTAGTAGTTTTTGTTTTGGTAGACTCAGGAGGTGCGTCTAAAGGTACAGGTGCTCCGCTACCGAAGAACCCTGAGTTAGCTTCTTCTTTGTCTTTTTGTAATTTTTTTCTAGCTGCAAAATTTTGCAGATATTTATTTCTATCAGCAATGCTCATGTTTGACGGCAAGTTACCAAGCTCAGTCATTAGCTCGTTTTGAGCTTGAGTGATTTTAATTTGTTCACGGTTACTGTATGAATTAAAATTCTGCTGCTTTGACACATATCCGACTTGTTGAAGTTGTTTGGTCAAGTTGGCTCCAAGATCATTCATTTGTCTGATTTCTTCAGGAGTAGTTAAAGGAGAATTATATTTTTGATATAATTTTTCAAGTCGATTTCTGTCTTGCTTATTTAATCCAACAAGCATCTCATTGAATGTAGCTTGCTCCATGCCTTTAAATTCACCATTGTAAAAAGAAGTAAACGCTTTATTTCGATTGATGGGGTTAGAGTCTTTAGGTGCTACTACAAGTTGCTTTAGTGACTTAAGTTGAGAAGGTGTCATCTTATCTAACTCAGGTTTAATTGTTGGATCAGTCATCATCTCGTATTCACTACGATAAGGCGATGAACTTCCCATTTTAGCAGACACTATGTTAAAAGAGCTTTTATAAGCCTTACCCGCAATATTGTTTTGAATATTTTCCCGTTCGTTTGTTCGCTTACTTAACTCTGACCAAGCTTTTGATTTACCAACAGGATCGTCTTTAAATTCTTTACTTAGAATAGCTTCAACTTGCTTGTCGTCTTTACCTACAAGTTTGGGTAAAACGTTTAGTGCTTTTATGGTTTGAGATTGGTCACGAATATTTTTCTTAATGTTATCTTTTTTATAAGCATCAATGTAATCGTTGTACTTTGCAAACATGGCGTCTGCTAATTCTGGACGACCTGAATTGTTTAGAACGTTAATCGCATTTACTAAACCGTCACTAACATCTTTACCTATTTCAAGTTTAATACTATCGCTGGCTAACCATTGATTGTTTTCGTCACGAGTTACAGATCCGAACTTTTCACCATGTTTGTTCCAATCAGCAGATATCCCTCTGATAATAGAGTCAATTGGCCCAAATGTTTCTGGTTTATTAACATCGATAAAACCAGCAAGGTTGGCGATATCTTCAGACTTTAATTTACTAGATGCTTTGGTCACATTCAGGTCGTAGTCATAATACTGACCAGCGTGAGCCGTATCTCTTTTCATTTGATATTGTGTAGAAACTTGATCTAATGATCTAGCAAGTAAAGTTTTACCTCGGTTGCTTAAATTAGGTTTACTATCTAAAAGTTCATTATATTTAGTGACACTATTGTTGTCGAACTCTGTGTAAACTTGCGTTGGATCACCTTTAAACGTGCGAGCTTTACTTAATTCATTATTCAGATAAATATTATATTCATTGGCCGCTGCTTTTGCGGCCGTATCAATAGCGTTGTCTTCTTGCTTTTGAAAATAAGCGGTTTGCTGTTCGGCGATATTCATTACAGCGTTCATCTGCGGTTGAACAATAGCCGGTATATTAGGTAGAGAAACTTCTGCTCTACCAACACTCTGAGTTTGTTGTGGTTCAAAGCGATTAAGCCTTGGTACTTGAACTGCCATTATTCACCTACTGTCCCTAATGCACCACCATACGCGGTGTTATATTGTTTTTCCCACTCTGCTTTAGTCATTTTATCTTCACTATTTGACTTACTCCACGGACCATAGTTTTTCTCATATCCTGTTATCGTAGTATTCGCAGCACCCAATATCGCAGTATTACGAGCAGTAGTTGCTTGAAGACTTGCGCCGATCTGATTCAGTCCACTTTGACCGCGCATATTGTTTGCTTGTTTTTTATAACCTAAAGCGCGTTGATGAGCCTGGGACTGGATGTCTAAAAGATTTAATTCACCTGTAAGTTTAGTATCAGCTTGGATATCAGCAGCAGTACCGAAGTTCGGGTTTACGTCGTTGGCATAATAAATATTTCTTTGAGTTGAATCAATTGCATTAATCACATTCTCATAGCGAGCCATTTGAGTATATCCATCGGCTTCAGCGTTGAAGGAATCAATCTCGGCTTGCTCGATATTAAACTGATCAAGTTGTTTTTGCAGCTCTGCTTGTCGTTGAATATTGTTAGCTTGCTGGACACCTGACAAAAGTTGCAAGCCAGCCATAGCGCCGTAAACTAAAAATGGAACTGCCATGATTACCTCCCATCGGTTTTATACTGAACATCAATGTCAGGGATAATCGAGCTTATTTCAAGCGGTAGTGGATCTACTTGTCTGATCGCGATGCGACCTTTAGAATCCCAATCACCTTCGATTATCACTTCTTCTCTTTTAGTATAGGGAGCTAGAGGTTTTGTGGCAAGACTTACGTCACCTTCTTCTTGAGTTTCGGACTCTGAATCTTGCATACCATCGTTTGAATCATCCTCTGGGAAGTTCTGACCTACCCAGAAGCCACGAGATTTGTAAACCTTAACGTCAACCTTGTTGCAAAGAATTGATTCAAGGAGGGTAGGTTTCTGCTCGACTGTCTCAACGTCTAGGGTTTCGATATCAACGGCGTAAGGTAAACCAACATGAACTATTGCTCCACGTTTTTCTAAAGTGATGGATCCGCTTGAAACTATATAGTCATTATGACCATCTTGAAAATTATAAGGTGACGCTTCAACAAACCCGTCTAGTAAAACACTCACGGTTTTACCTTCTAAGTGATCTAAACCCGACACCCCTAAAGTTGTTTTATATAATTTTGTAAAAGTTAAATCACTTGGTGAGTGAGGAAACTCAGTTGAAGGTTGTACCCTTACAACAGTAGTAGACGTATAAGTTGTCACCTCTAAATCTATTGAGTGACCATCTTCATGAAACCATCTAAAAATTGTTCCTACGTTTCCTGCACCAGCAGAGTTTGAAAACTCAGCGGAAGCGGCCGTGATTATTAAAATACCCTCGTAGTCTCCAGGGACCACAGGTGTAACGGTAAAAGTATTCTCAAGTACTTCTTTAAAAGTGACAGTTGAATCCATGCAAATGAAATCTTTGATGTCACTCATCTCTCGATTTGAGAGAGTTTCCATCACTCGAAAGTCATCCCGCTTAACAATAAAATAAGGTGTATAAACACCATTATTAGATTTATGAACAGTAACACTCTCAAATAACCCATCAGTATCCCCTCGTGACCATGCTCTTACAAGCTGCTCATTTTGGTAGGTTAAAAGAACAAGAGAGCCGTCTTCCATGACACACCAAACTAGAGGTGTAACTCCATCCTGGAACGCCCAAGACACTATTCGATTGTCCAGGAATAGATGATTAGAGTAAATGGAGATCTCAGAACCTTGGAAAGACGCTTGCTCATCCGAGTACTGTAAAGCCACAACTGAATTGGTTGATTTATCAACAAAAATGACAGATCCCGGAATCTCAAGTGGTGGAACAATATCGTCAATAACATAGTTCGCTCGACGGAGCATTACCGCTGAATCAGGGGTCAAAGGTCCAATAGGGGTCATGAAGATCCCTTGGGTCGTAAACGCAGCCAGACCTCCAAGGTCAGCATATCTTAGAACTCGGCCAGTTCCATTCGTTCCGGCCTTCATCGCTAAAGCTGAGTCATCGTCGATGGGATAATCACGCAAGAAATTTAAAGGCTTTCCAGGTCGAGAGGCAAAAGTAGCTTCTTTGTTTTTATCAAGCGATCCAGAAAGAATAAATCTTTGTTGATACACACCTATGGCATTTGCTTTGATGTTTCCACCGGCTGATGTGAACCATGTATCAATTGAAAAATCAGTTTGAAAAGTCGGAGGTAAATTTGTGTAATCTGCGGTCTGACCAAAGTCTCTAAACACAAAAGTTCGAGTCGTATATGGTGGACTTGAAGCATCGGAATAAGTGTCAGTTGATCCAATGAATCCATAACCTTGACCATCTTTAGGTCGTCTAAATACAAGCATCTCGATAGTTAGATTGTCGTCAGATTGGTAATCAAAAAGATCGTATTCGCCTTCGATAGTATTAGAGTGAGTGGCAACTGTTGGAATTTTACCCGCAACAGTATTACCTTTTAATAGAACCTCAGTTCCTATTTTCAAACAAGTAACGTACTCAACATCGTAACCTGTCGGAGGACCTACGGGGGTAATTGAAGTCGTTGAACTAAAGGGAGTTGAAGGTTTATTAGGAACTATGGAAGATAAATATAAAACTCGTGTGGCAAGATCAGGGTCTCCAACTACCAAATCTACAAGTACGACTCTAAGAGTTTGATTTGAACCCGTAGATAAAGTTGGATTGCTTGAAGAGACGTAAAGAAAATCTCCACTATGTGCGAACTGAATATATGGTAAATCGTCTTCATCAAATAGGTGAGCACCATCTGCGTAGTCTCCAGCAACTACGTCGTGAATCCGAACGTAAAGTGGTCCGAACTCAACTACATAATTTGTATATGGAGGATGGAATATAATACATTTTTTAGGTTCGACATCAACTGGTGTAATTACAATAGTACCAGACCCGTCACCTGAAAGAGTTATTGGAAAATTTGTATTAGAATTAGAAATGGAACTTGCTAGTTTAAAACTCGTAGGATCCGTAGGGTCTTCGATTATGTAATAGGTAACGCCAACGGATAACTCAGGAGGAAGTGTACCCGTCGTAGTAAGTGTAACTGCTAAATTTGTAGTAAATCCATGCCAGCCCGAAATACTAGTACCTTTGTCGGTAGTGTTATCAAAAGTAATGGATCGTGCTCGTATCTCACTGCCACGTTTTGTTGATTGATTATAAACAGTTCCAGGTCGAGATTTGATTGATCCGACTTTGGTGACTACTGCATTTCTGAGAGTCTTTAAACCTGTTTTGTATTTTTCTAGAGTTGTTCTTTCTTGAAGTTCTGGTGTTAATTCACCTGCTCCAAAAGCGGATTGTATTGCATAAGCCATTATTCCGTCCTTGCTTGTACAAACTCCGAATCGACAGCCAAATCCTCAAATGTTTCACCCTCAAGGCGATCAACTTCTTGAGCTTCCATTTTATAAAAAGTGTAAGTCTCCTGAACACTCTTGCGAATATTCAAAGCTCCTTTACCTACAATTAAACTTGAAGCAAGAAAGGCCAATCGATATCCAACAGCTAAACCTGCGCTCGCATTTAACGAGTTCAAATTTATATCTGATCGGATGTATTCACCTACGGCATCAACAGCATTTGTATAAATCACAGCTACACCGTTTAGAGTTCCTCGTGTGCGTGGAATACTTGTTGATCGATTATCTTTTCTAAAACCAGAAACTACTCTGCGAAAAAATAAACATTTAGATGGATACTTGTAGGCATAGAGCCATTCATCGTTTGGTTCTTCTTCAATTAGTTCAAGGGCTGTTCGTTCTGAGGTGGCATCAAGATCGAGGTCTTGAAGTGTTTGAGCTAAAGCAATTGGATAAAACTGCCGTAAAACTTTAGCTTCTTTTGATGAGTCATTATCAGCATCGGCAATCTGCTTGTTTAGAAGAAGCGCACCTAAAGCTAAGTTAAATATATCAACCTTAGAATACACTTCTCCTCCGATTTAAAGTTTGATCATCCAGTTCTTTGAGAATTCCTTCTCAGACTTGATTTCAAACTTATCGCCTTCATTTCTGCGAATATTATCGTAGAAACCTTTTTCAATTGCTTGAACAGGAATTACTTTCGATTTCTTAGGCGCTTCAACAGCGACTTCAGCCGCAACATTGGCTTTAGAAGCGGCAGAAGCCGCTCCTGGTTTAGGGATAGCTGACATTTAATCCTCCGATTAGTTATTATCGGCGTGAACAACTTTAGGGAACGACTTGTACTTGTTGATTTCGTCTTGTGGAACGATCCAAGCGTCTGCCGTTACAGTGGTAACACCGCCAGAAATGGTATCTCGTACTCCAATGTATCTGCGGGCTTTAACACCTTGAGGTACAGGAATTTCAATCATTGCTCCAACAGTTAAAGCCGCAGCTAAAACTGTCACTGAACCAAGAACTGTTACGTTCGAAGTTAATGCAGCGTCATCTGCTTCAACTACTGCTAGGACGTGAGTAGAACCCGCGCCCGCTGCAACCGTAGGGATGAACAAACCAGCCATGCGTCTTCCGATGAACATGTCTGAGCTTGCAGAGTTTGTGTCGATTGAATTTGCTGAAACCGCAGTTGCAACAAAGGCCTGTGCTCGACACACTTGATCTTCATAATCTAATAACATAGTAAACTCCTATTTTAAAAATTAAAGCAAAACAATAAGGGGTTTTTACACCCCTATAATTCCTTACGATACTACAGCTTCAGTGTTCAATAGAGCGTCTGTTACAATAACTTGACGACCTAAGAACATCATAACTTGTTCACCTTGGTAGTTTGCGAAAGTTAATCCGCCACCACCGCCAACTTTCTCCAAAGCTTGCTCATGCAAGAATGAAGCGATAGTTGAGTTCATGTAAACATAACCTGACTTAGTTCTTACAGCCGCAGGAATGCGGTAGTGAGCGCGAGTCATAAGTTTTAACAAGTCAGCCGCAGAAGTTCCACCAGCTTTTAAGTCAGAGATATCGATGTTACAAACACGAGCTGTTGCTCGGAAGTCTTTAACAACTAGACCGTGATCGATCATGAACTCTTCTTCCCAACCCCAGAAAGTTCCTGTTACAGAAGTCTCTGTTGTTCCAATGATTTGAACTTTACCGTTATCTTCACGCTTCAGACCCGCAGTTGTTCCCGCAGGGTAAACTCCGAAAACTGTGTTAGGTCCCCAATCAACAAAAAGGATTGAAGTGTTATCTGATCCAACACCACCAGCATTAACCATTTGTTTAGAAGTTGGCTCAGAAGCACTTAGAGTTGAAAGAACATCAAAGAAACCCGCAACTTTACGAGCATCTTCTGAAGGAGATCCGTAGAACAATAAGTCAGCGTGTTCTTGTGCCATTGCTTGGATGTGACCTTGAGCTTGGTTCCAACGATTGAATGCTACGCGATCTTGTCCACCGCGAGCTGCAACCATTACGTCGATCTGAGACTTAGATTCAAAGTGAGCTGCGCTGAACGAGCGTTCTTCGATTCTAGACTTAGATGCTGGAATAGGTTGATTGGCTTTACGGTAATAAACCGCAGGAAGATTTGATCGAAGAGATTCGATGTGAACCGTCTTCTCGTTCATTTCAATGTAGGGCATATGATCCAAGATAGGGTTTGATTGAACTAATACTTCTGCTACTTTACCAATTCGTACGTTTTTGCCTTTAGCTACATCCGCTAGGGTAACTAAACTTGCTCCGATAACTGCCATTTAAGCCTCCATTATTAAATTAATTATTAACATACATATCACTTAAAAACTTCCATTGATCAGTTGGCTTTGTCTCGGAGGCCGCTGATCCATCACCCTGTACGAAGCCTTCTGTCTCGTAAAGCTTCTTTGCCACAGCGTGGAAATCTCTCATAGTGTTAGGAGGCAGCATTCCACCCTTTTCTGTCAACATCTTTTTTGTATTAGGCATGAAATCTGCGATAAATTTATTAACCATCTTGGTATTTGCATCGAAATTAGCCCCACCAAAGTCCTTATCGTTCTTTAATTCGTTAAACCATTCAGTCTTAATTCGGTTAGTTTCCGCTTCAACTTGTTTTTGATATTGAGCTTGAGCTTGTTGTTGAGCAACTAACTCGCTCTTTCGAATGTCTACCAAAGCAAGCTGAGCTTCTTTAGGTAACTTGTATTTCTCAAAATGCTGAGTAAGTAATTGCTTATCTGCATCGCTGAAGTCTTTTAAATCTGCTTCTACTTTAAATGCCGCAGGTGCAGCCGGAGGAGTTGCAGGTGCCGGAGGCGCTGCATTTGGATCCACATAACCAGCCGCATTTGGTGGTGGAGGTGGTGTGTTGTAACCAGAATTTACTTCACCCGCTGGCGGCGTCGCTGCTGGGGGTTGAGCGGCTTGAGGGGTTTGGTTTGGTGCTGGCGGTTGTGATTGCGCTTTAGGGTATCCAAGTTCGTCGTACTCGATACCCCCTTGCGCTTGAGGCGTCGGAGCACTCTGTGCAGGTGGCGGGACTTGGGGAGTTGTTTGTGCATTCGCACCTCCACCACCAGTATCACCTGGATTTACTTGATTGAATAGTATGCTAGACTTTTTTGGAAACATTTGATCTCTCCTGGGTTATTTTTTCTTTTTCAACCGTAGCTAAAATGATTCCCGCCATGCGAGGTTCAGCTTCGGATATTAATCTAAATAAGGCGCGTCCTGGTCTAAGCGATCCGAGTTTATCGAATAGAAGATCTTCTCTCAGACCTAGGTCGGGCAGCTCTGCTACTTCAAAATGCTTGAAGAGATATTTTATGAATCTCTCGCCTGGATGAGTAGCTAGAATAGAAACAACATCATGGAGCATTTGTTGGTGCTCCATGAGTTCTTGCATATCATAATCTGTTAGAACTGGTGGTTTTGCTGGTTGGTTCATGTTAAATGACGCACTTAGTTAGCGTCTGACCAGGTACCATTGATTCCTACAACTGCCCAGTTAACAGCATCGAGTGCTTCCAAAGTAATACTATTACCTACAGTAGCATTTCTAGAGGCATCACCTGCAACGTTTGTCGAGTTCAATATGACATCGGCGTTATCTGGATTGATATCAAAGTTCGAAGCATTGGCTGTAATGAAAGTAAATCGACAACCTAACACCGCAGAGACTTCAGGTAAGTTGATTACAACCGCACCACCATTATAAACAGTAGATCCACATTGTGCTGCTGTAAGTGTAGTTGCAGTCGCTAAAATACGATTTTGCAAAACACCTAAATTAGTACTAGCTACAACTAGTTTACCACCAGATTTTGAACAACTCATACCTGTTGAACAACTGATGACGCTTAGTAATCCAAGATTACTAGTTGCGTTCTCTGCTCTAAAAGCTAGAGCTGAAATACCGAACAAGAACAAAATCAAACCCGTAATAAATTTTCCCATGTTAAACTCCTTTTGTTTTAAATTAACTTGGAACTGCTCTTAAATCTTTGACTGCACCAGCAACACTTGGCAAGGCTTCTGTTAACATCTGCTGTCTTTGAGCCTGTGCCTGAGCTTGCTGTCTCATTGCGTCAACATCTGCTTGATCTCTATTCAAACCAGCAGGTAAAAATAATCTATCCTCATACAAGTCACATAACTTATCAAGGTTAGCTTTTTGAAATACTGAAGGGTCGAGTTGACCCACTCGTTGAAGCATATCGATATACTGATTAATCTGTGGAAGATCCGCAGCTCGCTGTGCTTGAGCGAATGTAGAAATCATTTCCACTCGAAGCCATTCACCTTCTAATTCTGGTGGTGGTGGCGGCATGATCGGATCATCTTGGATAACATAATTCATTACGAACTCAACATTTGGTACATTGTAAGAAGTGTTGAGAGCTTGTAAATTTGGACCAATGACTAGTTGTTGTTCGTTGATGATTGCTTGAGTTTCCGTAGCAGTTCGAGTCTTTGGATTCATTGACAAGAACAACAAAAAATCTGCGAAGAAAAACTTATCGACCATTCGTCGCAAGTCTTCTACGTCAGCGGTTAAGTTTACAACCGCAGGGTTTATTTCATACACATTGCGAAGTCCACCTTGAGACATACTTGTCGCATCGACAGGAATGTATCTGTTGGCTTGCGTTGTGATATAAGATTTTTTTAAATTAGCTGGACCTTGGATTGTAGGAGCAAGCATCTTCTCTAAAGCCACATCTTTACTGATTGCTTTTTTATTCAAAGACTTTATCACACCCATTGCCATAGTTGCAGGTCCAGTCTCACCGTACTCGAAGTTATCCGAGCTTTGAGACTTACCAACAATAAACGGTTTACGAGTTGAATAAGACTCTCGAAGGAACTGCTTATCTTCCTTAGAATTAGGTTCTAAGAAGCCGCCATTGTCCATTCCTTGACCATAAAAGCCACCGACCTGTGCGCCACCTAACTCATAGGTTAAAGATAACCATTGACGGTTTTTACCACCAACAGCCTCATTAACATTAAAGTCTTTGTTTTCCATGATGATCTGAGCGCACTCGATTTTTACTGAGTAGTTACCTTTCTCGTAACAGTTCTTTATTTGGTCTGAGAACGTTGACCAGTCGTAATCACCACCTGGGGTTTTCTTACCGTACTCTTCTACTAGTGCTTTTACGTTTAAAGTAAACTTGCGAGTTAGAACCACAGGCTCATTTAAAGCGTTATTAATAATGAAGTAAGATCCAGGAGTCAGGGTATGATAGTGAAGTCTAAAGCCTGGAAGCTCTTGGATAATGTGCGCACCGGTATTTAACGCACCGTAGTCATAATAGAATTGTCCAGCGGCATTATAGAAATTGCTGACTGCGAATACTGAAAGGCAACGTCGAGTGAGTAAATCTAAATATTCTCGTACTCGAGTTAATCCGTTTAAATCTGGATCCGGGTGAACCACTCTGAACCAAGGTCGAGTTGTAGAAGTATTACCTTCTAGAAACCCTGCTACGAATGATCTATGAGCAAGCAAGTGAGTACCATCAACAATGTGTTGATTATTTCGCTCACCCTCTGGTTGATTTAAAATGTATCGCATCCTGTGAGGGATTACCCAACGACCTTGATCGATCCAAGTACCTTTGATGGTCTCGAATTTCTGTTCAGCTTGTTGGCGAATATACTCACATTTAGAACGAGAATGTTTATATTTCATTTTACAATCCTAAAAAGTCTCTGGTTAGATTGTTGAATGCTCCATCACCACCAAGACCAGACCCAGCGGCAAATAATGATCGACGTTGTGCAGATCCGGCAGCACGAGATGCTGATACGTCATTACGTCTAAGTCGAGCTAATTCTTCTTCTCTTAATCTAGCCGCTTCAGCACGTTGTTCTGCAAGTAAAGCCTCAGCGCGATTGTTGGCGGCACGAGCTGCATTGGCACCTGTTAGCTCACCAACTCCTTCTGTAAAACCACGAGTAAGCGCACCAGCTTTGATACCACCTTCACCGTAACCAAGCAGGCCAGCAGTTAAAAAGTTAAGAGCTACGTCTTCAAAACTTGCTCCGCCTGTGGCTTGGTTAAGTCCTGAGTTAATAGAGTTTCCAGCGTTAGATAACTCACGGTTTATAGGATTAGTTATGTCACCAAGGCCGATGCGGATACCACCGATACTGATACTGCCGCCACCAATACTAACATTAGTGTCAACTTTTGGGTCGTCACCTTTGGCTTCACCAAAAGGTGTCTCAATCCTCCAATGAGATTTACTAATTTCGACTAAAGGATTATCAAAGTCATTAAACATGCCCACGTACTCACCTCACACTCTTTATACTTAATTAATAATCCATTCCCGTCAAGTCATCATAGTCCGGCATGGACTCAGGCATGACAAATGCGTTCTCGCCAATCTCCCTAGGAGCATTGTCGAATAATGCGCTATGACCTTCTAGACGATCAAGAACTTTACGCGAGAATTGCAGAACAAATCCATCGGCCAAATCGGGAGAAGCCAGCATTCGATCTTTAATATCTTTCTTACTCTCAGCTAATTTCTTAAGACTGGTCTTATGTCTTGAGCCTTTAGTCCAGCAAAGCTGTTTGAGGATGTCATCTAAGTCCTCTGGATTAACGGCCGTGATAACGTGCCCGTCAATTAAAGCTTTATTCGCCTCCCAATACATCTGTGCTCTGATGTTGGCATACTCTGAGTCCTTTGGATCGGCTACATCGTTAGGTGAGTTAGCGAATGAGATTAATTCCCAGTGCCATTTTCCATCGATATTCGCCAATGTCTTAAGTGCGGTACCTTCCCCTTGATCTATGAGAACCCGATCAGCTTGTAAGTCCTTCTCGTACTTGCATACCTTGCTGTAAGTGTAGCTGTGATCTTGTCCTTGCTCACTATCTAGTTTAAACCGCTCAAGTAGACACGAATACGCACCTTGATGATGCCAAATGGTAGTCTCATCGCCTCCGGTCCACGCTGGATCCACCGTTATGACGGAAGGAAGTATCTTAACACTGGTCGGATCAAAGTCTTTACCTCTCTCAATGGCCGCTTGGGTAGCTGTAATGCTGATTATGGAGTCCTTGGCAGTCTTTCGCGGCAGTCCGCGGACCCTAACCCTAAAGTCGTCGTGATCTTCATTGCCACCAGCAAGACGCAACCACTCTGCTACGAGTGTTTTATCAACGTGATCTAGGGATCTGGTATCAATTCGCAAAGACCTCCACTCAGGGGAAGTCATTAATTGCTCGAAATAAGCCGTTGGGTCATCTGAGTTACCAAACACCATCCAAATTTTAATAGTGTCTACATCGGTAAAGGCACCCGATGCGTATTTAAAGATAACCCCTGGAATACCCGGTGCCTCCTCGAAGGTGTAACTGATGGCATGACCTTTGTTGTGTAGACCCGATACGGCGGCCGGCGTCTCCTCAGACCAGTTAAAATGGTCAAGTCGCCATTGCTCTCCCCATTGGTCATCTTTGGCTTTAATGGACGTTCCTAGCTTCTCAAAATAGTAGTCGGAGAATCTAGCCCTGCGAAACCAAACGTCGTACTCAGGCCAAACCACGGTCTTTAACTGGGTGTCTGTGTTGGCTGTGATACGGCCGCGAAGCTTATGGGTGTAGAGTAATATTATGTTAATGATGGCACCGAGAGCAGTCTTCGCAGCTCCGTTACCCGATGATACAATAAGTTTATAGAGCTGATAGCGGGTAAGTGGGTTCCTTAAGTGAGCTGAGATTAACTCAAGCTCTTGGATCTGCCACTTGTATAAGTGTATGTCTTCCATGTCGGTACCTGGCTCACCAAAACCAAATATTAGATAGGCGAGTTTTACAAAGTCATAGCGATAAAGTTGTATGAGTGACTCGAACTCTTTGATGTCGTCGGGATTATGTTTCTTCATTCAGTCACTCTCTTAATTCCATACAGTTGTATTTTACGATACATAGTCGCTCTTGATATCCCAAGCTCTTTAGCTGCCAAAGTAACGTGCCAGCCTGTGTATTTAAGAGCCTCAATAATTGCTTCTCTCTCAATGTCTTTAAGTCTCATCTTTTACCTCTCGGGCCTTAAGTACCTTACGGTTGTCAGCGTCTTCTATACGAGCAAGTAAAGTCTCTCTCATATTGCTTCCGACTTCATGCTCAACTTTAAGTGATTTCTTAAATACTTCTTTCTCACCACCAAGCATCTCAGCAGCTTTCAACTTATCCCAGAACTCGAATTTAAGTATCTTACTATGTATTCCAATGATGACCCCATTTGGGTCTTTATCATAAACATTCTGTATCGTGAGCTTCTTAATTACTCTACGGGTCTCAGCGGGGACTTGTGATATGTCCTCGTAGAATACTCCTGTGTCTGGGTTAACAAGGTCCACTGGATCAAAGTCAATTACCTCTTTAACCTTAGCTACCACTTCTTCCGCATCGTAACCAAACTTACGTGATCCCGCGGCGGCTATCTTTTGGATACACTCATAAATGTCTTTGTTGTTGATGAGGTGTTTACCATCGTTAGCGTGGAGTCCTGATAGACGGGCTGCTTGTTTTATATCTTTGCAGAGGTTGTAGTTGCTGATGAATAGCAGCACTTTGGGGTCAGTTGCGTGTATGGGTTTGAGGGTGGTTGAGATAATTTGGTTGATTATATCTGTGGTGGTTAGTGGTGTCTCGTCTACCAACAGAGTGGCCTTCTCGGAGGACTGTGTGAGCTTTTTTATACCTTCTTCCATAAGGTCTTTAGTTGCCTCTATAAATGTCTTTGGTTCTCTTAAGTGTGGAGGTATAGGTGGTGCAGGTGGTTGTTTCATATTGATACAGTATGCAGTCTTGAAATATATTTCAACATTTTTCGTAACGTGAAATATATTTCACTCAGATCGATTATATGTGGTCGCGCTTGGGGAAATACGTATATACGTGCATAATATTTTTAATTTCAAAATGTATATTGTATATACGTATAATTTTAGGGTCCGATTAGTTTATAAAAAATCCGATATTTTTGGGAACCACCTTTATACAATAATTACGCCTATAAAATCTTTTGACCCACCCCCACCTAAAAACATTTCTAAACTTAAAAAACTCAAATCAAATATAATAGACTTAATAACTAATGATACATAACTACTAACAGCGCTGACCTTAATAGTCCTAGATATCCATTCGATGCACTGTATAACTTGCAATATGTGTATATAAGTTATACAGGGTTGCGTCATCCATTGACATTATAACTAGTCTAGACCTTGGCACGCTGCTCGCATAAGGATAAATGCAACGAGGTGATTATGTTAACAATATTCTACACGAACAAAAACGATAAACTTAAAAGCGCGGTATTCACTGGACAAAATACTGACCAGTATATGCTTAACGGTAACTACATCCAGTATTATGTGATCGATGGTCAGCACGTATCATTCGGTCAAGCTACGGACTTTATAAACAACTATTTAAACAACAATAACTAAACAAGGAGTTATACAATGTCTCAATCACTATATAAACGCTTAGGTAAAACAACATCACTATCAATATACGCTGTTGTTCTTATGTTCATTAGTTGCGCTGGTAAAGCGTCTACATTCCTTGAATGTACTTCTAAGGATATCAAGACTTGCGTGAAAGAAGTGAGCAAGGGCGAGGTTATCAAGGGCCTTGCGACTAAGAACGGTAAGAAATACCTCAAAATGGATTTTCAGATATTCAACGATGAGAAAGGTACTCTTAAGAACGATAAGTAAATTGATCGGTCTCATTGGAAACAGTGAGACCCTTTCAATCTATTTCGATTGAGAATAGGATATAATATGAAAGTGATTCGATTGTATGTTAACGAAGGTTTAATAATGGCTCGACATATTGACGAGTACGAAAAACCCGATCAAGAAATAATAATACGATGGGGCACCTATGAGTTACCTACGGCTTTCTTTGCTAATAACAATATGAATGAAGTTAGAGAGACAATACAAAATTTAAACCCTGATAAGGTGGTTGTATGCATTTAATTATTATCGCTCTAGTTTGGTCTGGAATGGTCGCTTGCTCTGGAATAACCGTTAAGACTCATGGCTCTGATATCGTTGAACGTGAGCCAAGTGTGAGCGTCGAAAAATCAAAACGTGGGACTGTTATAGTGCCCGACGGGTGTTTCGACGATAATGGGATTTTTGATGCTGATTTAGGTCACGACACTTTGGACTGTGGTAACTTATGAGATCGTTCAAACCATTTCTATTTGTTATGACGCTTGTAGTTATTGAACTAATTTTGAGACTTGTATTTAATTAGTTAATAACAGTGTTGAGGTCACTTAGTTAGTTAAGTGACTTAGTTTAGAGTTAGTTAGTGACTTAATTAGTTAGTTAAGTACTTAGTTTGAGTTAATTAAGTACTTAGTTTGAGTTAATTAAGTATGTTAGGTATACCAAAACTTAGTTAATTAATTAGTTTAAAAGCCCACTAACTAACTCAAAACAGCTCTTAACGCATCGCTCA